GTTCCCGCAGATGACGCAAAGTGAGACGCGCATTGCGCTGTCGGACCCGTCAAAAAGAAACCCGCGCCCCAGTTAAGGAGCGCGGGCGGCATCGGGATACCCGTCAGCCTTTAATTCTTTGCTTAGGAGTACTGCGTCGCGATCAGCTGGCCGGCGTTGGTGTTGACCACCTTCTCGGCGACATAGTGCGAAGCGCGCACGATGTTGGACTTGATCGACTCGTCGCGGTAGGTGAACACTCCGACTGCGGGACCATACTCGGACCAGTTGAGCGTGAAGCCCGCGCCGCCGCCGAAGTAGCCGGCGCCAGACTCGGTCACGGAACCAACCCAGATGTAGGTGTTGGCCCAGATGTTGGCGCTCGAGAACGCCACGCCCTCAGCCGCGGAGTCATAGGCCGCGCGACCAATCAGCACCTCGCTCACGCCGAAGACCTCGGCCGCCGCCTGGGTGGAGGCGTTGAGGATCGTGTCGCTCGAGATGCCAGCGCCGCGGAGGCGGTTCTGGAACTTCGTCGACGCGCGGATGCGGGTCCAGACGGGATACGGGATGACCACGCGCAGGTTGCTCGTGGACTCGCCGTTGGCGAGCAGGCGGTCGATCGCCTCCTGCACGTCCTGGCCGGCGTCGAACGTCGCGAGATTCGCGGTCGTGTAGGCCGTGCCGGAGTTGGTGCTGGTGAAGTTGCCCGTGCTGAAGATCTGCGCGGCAACGCGAAGTTCGTGAGCGAGCAGGAGCTTGCGGCGGGACAGCTTGGCGGCGACGACCTCGGCGTCGAAGAAACGCGAGACGTCGGCCGTCACGGTGTCATCAACGGCCTGCTCGTACCCGTACTCGAGCGCGAGGTAGGTCTCCTGCGTGAAGGAATTGGTGCCACGCGGGAAGGTGGAGTACGGGTCGCGCACCTTGACGTCCGACTTGAGCAGCTGGCCCTCCTTCAGCTTGAAGGCGGGATACTGACCAGCGCGGACGGGGACGTTGAGGATCGGCATCACGCGCGTGCCGATCAGACCAGTCTCCCAGTCTTTGGCTTGCTCGAGGACGCCGGCGATGTCGCCACGGAAAACGGCGGCAGAGTTGGTGTACATTGTAGAAGATCCTTTTGTTAGAGGTTACAGGTTCTTCGGGATGAACTCGATGACCGCCGAGCCGTTGCCGCTGGCCTGAGTAGAGAGACTCTTGCCGACGGTCACGGTGCCGGTGGTCGAGACGAGGCCCGAAGCGGCGAGATAGAGGGTGTCGCCAACCGTCACTGGCGTGCCGGTGATGACGGCCTTGATCGTGCCATCGGAGTGAGCGAAACGGACGGTGACGTAATCACCGGACGCCGCATCGATCTGCGCGAAGCCGTCGAGCGCGGTGGCGCTGGAAAGACCAACGCCACGGTTATTGGAAATCACGACGCCCTGGAAGGCGGTGATGGTCGCATTAGCGAGGAACGTGCCGTTCCCGAGATATTGAGTAGCCATTGTGGTAGGTTACAGGTTAGAGTTTGACGACCTCGCCAGCAGCGACGCGGGAGCGGTACTGCTGGTATTCGGCCGCGTGATTCTTGATGGCAAACGCGATGGCGTCGCCCTTGTTGCCCTTGAGCTCGGAAGTCTTCGCGGCCACGATAGCCTCGAAGGTCTTCGGCTCGCTCTTGGCGGCGGGAGCCGCAACCTCAGCGGAGGCCGCGGGAGCCGCGGGCGCGCCAATGGTCTTTGCGAACTCCTTCAGCGCAGCCTCGGCAGCCTGCTTGGCGGCCAGCTGCACCTCGTCGGTCTTGGCCGACATCGCGGCCGGCTTGTCTTCAGGCTTGGGCATACCAGCCTCCAGCTTGGAGAGCCGCTCGCCCATCGCCATCATCGCGGATTCAATCATCCCCGCGATCTCTTTCTTCACGTCGTCATTCATAGGAATTGTGATTTCGATTTCAGGTTTCTCCTCCTCTGGCATTGTGCCGGATTCGGTCTGAAAGGATTTCATCCGACGCTCGAAGAGCCCCTCGGCGTTCGCGGCCGGCTCGCTCACGAGGTCGACGGAATAGATCTCCGAGCAGCGCTGGAGCATCGTCTTTTTGTCGCCCGACATCTCGACGGGACCGGAGAACGCAATCGACAGCCCGAAGGTGTCGGGGATCTTCTCGGCGATCTCGAGGACGTACCCGCGGTGCGGCGAGTTCTTGAGCAAGTTCAGATCGCCCAGGAGCTTTTTGCCCTCGATCCGCAGCCCGTCGACGTAGCCGATGATGTCGCCGGCGCCTGAGTTGTGATCTAGCTTCACCTTAAGCCCGCCCTCGTATTGCTCCGCCGCGGCCTTCACTTGCTGGAGCGTGCGCGCGTCAACCATCACGCCGTGGCCCAGCGCCGGCCCCTCGGAGATCAGCGAGACGCCGCGGATCACGCCTGCTTCGGCGTCGATCTTCCCGGCAGCTACGGCAAAAGTAATGGTGGGCGCGGCCATTGTAAAAGCCGCCGCCGTCAAATCATCCTTTGCTTTTAACGTCTAAAGTAGCGCGGCGCTTGTATGCAGTAACACGAACGACCTTTTTCGTAATCTCATCCCACACCGGGAATTGCGCGACCTCGACGGTCTTCGCTCGGATCGCTGGCCCGAGGAGCACGCGCACGTTGTCGACGCTGCACTCTAGCTGCTCGGCCACTTTGTCGCGCGAGTCCCAGCCGGCAGGCAGCACGTAGGTCTTGCGGTTCTGCGCTTCGACTAGGGATTTCCAGTTCACAGCTTGAGCAACGCGGCGAAGTGCGACTCGCCCTCGATGATGGGAATATTGAGATGCAGGAACGCGCCGCTAGTCGCGACTAGTTGGACAGCGTAGCCGTGCGACCAGTCGGTTGGAGCCGTGTGCTGCCAGAGCGGTTGCAGCTGACAAAGGCAGCCAGGGTTCCACGCGCCGACGATGCCGGTCGCGATGCGGCGCACGATGTTGGATTGCGCGCGGTGCGTGTGGCCGAAGACGCAGTTGCCGGCGATCTTGTCGACCGTCGCGCCGACCGCGTTCTTCGCCGTGCTGACTCCGTGAAAGAAGAAGCACTTGCCGCGCTTGATCACGCCGGGGACCGGAAGCCCGTCGTAGAACTCGCCTTGGCGGTAATACGCAATCTCGCGCTCCTTGAGCTTGAGCCGGAACTCGGGAGCGAGCAGCCGGCGCAGCCCCTCCGCGTCCTTCTTGTGGCGCAGCACTTGCGTCACGCACCACGTTTCGACGCGCCGTTCGTGGTTGCCCTCAAGGTACTCGATCTTCGCGCGAGGCGCCTCGGCCCGCAGCTGGTCGAGGAAAAGCGCCGAGGCAGCGAGATCCTCCTCGTAGGTGTAATCAGTCTCGGCGACGTAGCCCATTACGTGGTGCTGCGCGAGAAAGCCTCCGCAATCTACGTGATCGCCAAGGAGGATGATCTCCTGCGGGTCGAGCGCGCGGATGTCGGCCAGCATCGCGGCGATGGCCTTCGGATCAACGAGCGAGCCGTGCGTGTCGGGAATGACGACGCGGACGATGTCGGATCCGGTGCGCTTACGCGGCGAGACGGACGGCGCCGGCTTGGCCTTGCGCGCCTTGGTCGCGTTCTCGAGTGCAGCCCTGGCCACATCGAGCTCTTTTCGCAGGCCGGCGATCTCGGCCTCGTAGACCTTGCGGGACTCGTCCCGCTGAACTGCGGACCAGTCAGTCACGCCGCCCCTCCTGCGCGTCGGCCGCTGCGGCGTCTTCGGCGCGCGCCTTCTTGATCTCGCGATGCCAGCGCCAAAAGATGAACGCCAGCGAGGCAATGCCGGTCGCGATACCGAGCAGCGAGTTAATCTGGCCCGCGGTCACGGTGGCGACCGGGGGAGTGATAGCGGCGACGAAGTCGGCTGGCTTGATCATTTGAGCTTGGCGCGGTAGGCGGCGCGATCACCGAACCACCAGCCGACGCAGTTGAACGCGGCGAACGTGACCTGGTCGGTCATCGACGCGCGGGAAGGCTCGGCTGCGTAAAACCAGATCACGGTCGCGATCAGCACGAGCGAGATGGTGAGGAACGGACGAAACAGCGTCACGACGTCGGCGACCCAAGCGTGGACGTTGGCCGGCACCACGCCCGCCTGCTGGCTCGCCTCAAACGCTTTCCACGCGGCCTCGTCCTGGCGGATCGACGCGAGCACCTTCGCCTCTTCCAACTTCCTCCCGTGCTCTCGGCCGGCGCGGAACTCCTCAAAGAATCCGTTGCCGATGCGGAGGAGGACGCCGAGGGCGCCACCACCGAGAGCAGATGAGAGGAAGTCGAGCATCACGCGGAAGGCTTCAATTTAATCGCGTCCGCCAAAACTTGCACCGACTGGCGCAGGAGATCGTGCTCCTGCGCGGTGCCTCGGTAAGCGGCGGCGACGTGCGCGAGATTCTGAAGAGCTTGCTCAGGCGAGATGGTGTTTTGTTCCATAGCGTCAGGGCGGCCCGTCAAATCAGAGCGGCGTCAGGCCGGCGTTCTGCGCGAGCACCTCGTAGAAGCCGAGGTCGTCAGTCCAAGCCGCGGTCTGCGCCTCGGTGGCATTGACGAGCTGGGAAGCAACCTCCGCACCGGCAGCGTCAAGGAGCTGGCAGTCGGCAACGGCGGGACCGTTCTGATAGTTCACGTAACGGACGTTGAACTGCGTGGCGCTCTTGGTGCCAGCAGGGGTCCAGACGGAAACGGGGGCGATGGCGATGATGTTATTCATAGGGAAAGATTAGGCGTTAGCAATGGTCGTGATGGTGCCGCTGGAGCCCCGGTACTTGAGCGCACCGGACTCAACGTAGAGATAGCCGCCGCCGGTCGGATTAGAAGCCGGAGCCGTTGCGTTTGCCAGCAACAGAACAGCGTCCGAACGAATGGTGAACTTCGTGCCAATGGTGGCGAAGTCCAACTGCATATCATCGCCAGTTGGGTTGTACCAAGTCGTGAGATAACCAGAGCCATCCCGCGGATGAGCCGCAAATCCAGCAGTCGAACCCGTTGAGTAGATTTGCCCGCCAGCGTAAATGCTGCCCGCCACCCCCACGCCCCCGCTAACCACCAGCGCACCGGAGGAGGTGGAGGTGGAGGCGGTGGTGGCTAGAACCTTGAGCGTGATGCCGGACTGCACGCTTAGGTCGCTGGCATTGAAGTAGGTGTGCTGGGCAACGCCACCAAACACGACTCGCAACGTCTGGTCGTTAGCCGTGGCCGAGTTTTGGCGGCCAATCAACTGCCAGTAGGTCGAGGCTCCGGTCGAGGTCGGGAAAAAGACACTGGCTTGATTCCCCGTAGCCGCAGCCGCCGTGTTCTCCGCAAGCAATACACCGCCACTTGCTCCGCTAGCGGAAACGCTAGACTTGATGTTTCCGCCCGCATTAATCGCACCCCCCACCCCCAGCCCGCCACTCACCACCAGCGCACCGGTGGAGGTGGAGGTGGAGGCGGTGGTGTTCGTTAGCAGGGTCGTCCCCGCATTGCGGAGGCCGACGTTTTCCGTACTCGCTCCCGATTGAGCCGCAATGTCGATTCCATAGGCATAGCCAATTCCAGCCGCGCCTTGGTTCGCAATCTTCACACCATAATTGAAGGTGAAAGCGGAACCTGCGCCAAGCGTCGGAGCATCGATATCAACGCCGGTACCCGTAGTGCACGTAAAACTCGCAGCCGCCGTAGTTACCTTAGAATAAAACCCGCGAATGTTATTGGTCTGCGTGGAATTGCCGGTAGGCGTAGCTGCAATGGCAATGACGCCTGCTGCTGCACCGGCAGACGGATTCACTTGAAATGAGGTTGCCCCAGTTCCTCCTGCAACGGTAGCGATCCCGCTCACCGTCAGCGTCCCGCCCACCGTGGCGTTGCCGCCAATGTTAGCCGCGCCCCCCACCCCCAGCCCGCCACTCGTCCCGTTGCCCACCACCAGAGCGCCGGACGAGGTGGTGGTGGAGGCGGTGGTGCCCTCAAGCACGAGACAACCAAGGCCGGGATCGGCAGACGCGCCAAGCGAAGTGCCTAGCCGCATCCCACCACTCGACCAAAACTGAGCCAAGGTTGTGAAGACGGTCTGCGCGTCGTTGATCTTCCGCAGTTGGAAAAACGTATTATCGCCAGAGGAAACGCCGCGCCATTCCCACGTGTTCTTGTCGGTGACGCCGGAGCTCACCTTAAACCGAGCGGAAGCATCACTAGCGGAAACGTAAATCGAACCAGATGAAGAAGTCGTAGCCCCACTCACCGTCAGCGTCCCGCCCACCGTGGCGTTGCCGCTTAGATTGACCGATGTCCCAGTCGCCGCGCCGATGTTTGGCGTGACGAGCGTCGGTGACGTAGAAAGCACGTTTGCGCCGCTGCCCGTCGAGGTGGTCACGCCTGTGCCGCCGTTGGCGACTGGTAGCGTGCCGGTCACGCCCGTGGTCAGAGGCAGACCCGTGCAGCTCGTCAGGGTGCCGCTGGACGGTGTGCCAAGAACCGGCGCGGTCATCGTCGGACTCGTCAGCGTCTTATTCGTGAGCGTGTCCGTTGTCGCACGTCCAACCAGAGTGTCGGTTGCGTCGGGCAACGTGACCACGCGGCCGGCCGTCGAAACGGCGTCAATCAAAGTCACCGCGCTTGCGGCGCTGGATGAACTGCGGAAGCGGATGCCTTTGTTAAAGTCGGTTCCGTCGCTGATCGTGAAAAGTCCGCTGCCCTTCGGCTGCAAATGCACGCCGATATTCGTGCTCGCGCCCTCGGCCAGAACGTGGAGCGGGTTTCCGACGCCGGTCCCGTTCTTAATCTCAATGTAATCAGTCGCGCTCGCCACGCCGGTCAGTCGCACGACGTCGTTGCCGCCGCCAACGATTCCCACCGTGTCCGCTGCCGGGCGATACATGCCGGTGTTGGTGTCGCTGACGAAGAAGAGGGACGGCGCCGCTTCGGTCCCGTCCTGCAACTCGATTTGTCCCTCGTCGCCGGTAATCGTGATCGTGTTCGCCGTCTCGGTGATCGTGATGTTCGCGCCTGCCGCGAGCGTCTTGGGCACGTACTGACCGTTTTCCGATCCGATGATCTGCCCGCTCGTCGGCGCGTTGAGCACGTCATTAAGCGACGTGATGCCACCGCCGCCGCCGCCCGCACCACGCGCCGCCGAGAGCGTCCACTCCGCGCTCGTGCGACTCGGCCTTTCCGCGTTCCCGTCGCGATTGGAGACATAGCTGTCGCCGTTGTACGCGACCAGGTCGAGCCGGTTGTAGGTCTCGTCCGGCGACCACTTGCCGCGGGGATTAAGCCCGCGAGGTTCGGCAAACTCCTTCCGCAGCTGGTCGATCTCACCGGCCCTCGGGAAGCGCGAGAGCTCCGCGCTGACAATCTCCTTGACCGCCGAAGGCAGCTTTGCCGCGTGCTCCGCGATCTTGGCCTCGGCCTGCTCGGCCAGGTTCGCGCTCTTCGCGCGCTCGGCGATGATCGCGTTGTATCGCGCCTGCGTGCTGACCTCGAGCGCCTTGGAGAGTTCTGTGATCTTGGCCTCGAGCGCGGCCCCGAGCTTCGCAGTCTGGTCGATCGTCTGCTTGGTGGTCCAGTCCTCAAGCTCGGCGCGCAGCTGCGGCTCGACCTCCTCGATGGTGCGCTCGACCTCCGCGTTGAGATGCTCGCGCAACTGCGGCAACTGCTCGACGAGTTGCTTGAGCTCGGTGCGCTGGACGATGGCGAGTTCGATCAGCCTTTCGATTTGGGTCTGCGTGTCGTTCATATTATTTTGCGGCCTTCGGATGCTTGGCGGGCAAGAGATCGTTGTCCTGCGTGTATTTTGGATTCTCCGGTCTGCCGTTCTTCAGCAAATAAAGGAACGCATTGACGCGAGCGTAAGCCCATTGTTGCTGAGACTGCACCTTTGGCGAGTGCGACACGTTGTACGCACCGACGCCGCGCTGATAAACGGACCGCAGTTGTCCAATGGTCGCGCCGTAACCGAGCTTGGATTTGTGCCGCTGATTGAAGTCGTCGGCCTTGTCCTGGAGCGTCTTCTCGACTTCTGCTGGAACGTCCGCGCCGCGCGTCGTGCTGGCGTCTCCCTTGGCCGTGCCCTCGCCTTCGGGTCGGCGGTTCGGCGTGTCGGAGGCCGGCGCCTTGTCGGAGGAAACGATGGCCCCACTCGGTCCGACCTTCGCCATATCGCGCGGATGTTGGCGCATACAGACCGCCGTGCGTTGCGCCGCATCGGGGAACTCGGCGGTTGCGACCGGGTCCGCCATACAGCGCGCCATAAAGTCTTCGTGATTCTCGCCGGCGTTCGGCGTCGGTAGGTCGAACTTCTTCGGCTCCAGCAGGTGCTCAACCGATTTGCCCATCAGCACGGGAGCGACGTGCGCCGCGCTGCGTTGATCGAGCTCCTTGCGATACTGCGCGACGGCCGTTAGCCAATCGTTCGCATCCGTCGGCTTTTGCTTCAGCGCGAGCTGCACCTCGGTCGCTGCGGAGAACTCGACGCGGTTCTCGGCCGGCGCGCTGTTCTGCTGCCGCTGCTTGTTCAGTCGCTCAACAATCGCGTTTGCCCACGTCTGACCGGCGTCTCCGCCCCAGCCGTGCCACGCCTGCCAGCCCTTGCCCTGCTGTGCCCACGTTTCGCCCTGCTTGTCAATTTCGTGGCGGTCGAAATAAGCCTTCATCCGGCGCACCGTCTCCTCGGAGAGCGCCTTTTTGTTTTGGATGTCCCGAGCCCGAGCCAGGCCGACGGCGGTCATTCCGCGCTGCGACGGCGGCTTCGCGGCGCGCACCTCGAGCGCACGGCGGGCGTTCGCCGCCATCGCATCGGTGGGCAAATAGGAGTCGTCCGCGAAGTTGATCGTGATGAGATCCGCCG